GCTTGTAATCGATATTGATTTTGAAAAATATCTATCAAAGAATGATTTTACTTCTGCTGCACTGTCAGATGATTTATTAATACTTTTATCAGTTATACTACTCATTTAACCACCTATAATATTTTCAAGAATGCTGGTAAATGCTGCACCTTGTAATGTTGGATCTACTCTGTAGTTATCAACTACCGCTTGTTGCAGTTGAGATTGCTGAGTTGTGTTCAAGTTATCAAACAACTGTACATTATTATTAAACGAGTTTGCCGATCCTTTTGCTATCGAATAGTTTCGAAGTGCATTTCTAGCCAAGTCTCTTTGCTTGATGGTGCTATTTTTCAACTCTCTTTCAGATATTGTTGGTTCTAACGCTGCATCAAGAAATGCTGTAGTTATAGCTGTTTGAGTTGAGTTTGTTGGAAAAAATGTATTGTTGTTAAACGGAACTCTATTATTTGTTGTAACTGGAGTAGTCGAAAATGTCGATCTTAGATTGCGTTGTTGTTCACTATTAAAATCAGTTAGTCCTATTGCTTCTAAAAATATATCAGTGAATACTTTTTTCCAACCTTCATCTACTCCGGTTGTATTGGTATCTGTTGATCCTGTACTAATATATGGACTAGGTGATCTATCATAGTGTGCATTGTCTGCAAACCCTGCTGGCTGATCCAATCCTGTATATCCTCTATCATACAGCACAGTTTCATAATCAACACGCATGGTGTTTTTCATTATGCCTGAAGCATCTGTTTGATCTACTCTATCATGCTGCCATTCTCCTATAAGAGGATTTACAAGTGTAAAACTAGTAAAATGACTATCAGCATTTTGATGATGAAGTTGGTGTATAGTTATGCTGTTAAAAAATGGATATGTTTTGCCTGCTCTGTTAAAACCATGTCTATAAGTATTTTGAGGTTCGCTATCATATAATCCAGTTTGATATGCACGTGGACGAGTTCCTTGATCAGCATAGTTGCCGTCTTCATAATAATATCTATAGTAGGCTTCCCATAGCAGTGTTGTTAGGCCTGCTGCATCGTCATGAAATTCAATATTAACAGGATTGTAGTTTATTCTTGTTTGAACTACTTTTTTTCTATTGTATTGATTCATAGTTTCTGTATTAACAGTATATGTTGGCAAGTCAGCAGCTGATGCTAGTATATTAAACTCTCGTTTGTTTAATAAGTTGCTAATATTGTTACCAAGTGATTGTAACGCTATTGGATTTACATCTATTACAACATGATATAGGAATTTAACTTTAGGCGCTAATCTAAAGTTATTGCGTCGATACAAGTTTGAAGCATGAGTAAAATCACCCATTATACCTTTGTTGGTATCAAAATTGCTAAAGTTATCAAAGTTTCTATTTAACGGCATAAAGTATTTATCTTATATTTAAACAGCGCACATAACAAATAAGGAGCCCATTGGGCTCCTTAGAAGTCAAGCAATCTCTTAAATGTTATTAAAGAGCGGCAGCGCCTGTGGCACCTGTGCCTGTTTCAGTATTTCGATCTTGGAAGTTATTAGGAGTTCCAACACCTACGTTAAGTTGTACAGCGTTGTCATATTGAATATTAAGAGCTACTGTCATTGCATCGTTTGCTGAGTAACTCATTGATCCATAGTCAACACTTGTTAAATAGCAACCATACAATTCCCAAGTTTCGAGCACAGCTGGAGTATTAGCGCCGTTACCACCGTCTAGTACTTCAATGCGTTGTGTAAACTTGTAGTCTTGTCCTGTAGCAGCACTAGACTGTTCAAAGAAATCAAACTGCTTCTGTAGTTGCTCGCCTACTGAACGTTGTACGTTTCCATTAACATCGTCACGTAAATTCATTGTAACTGCTTGCCATTCGTGCTTGCCGGCCATATAAATTTTACTGTTGTAAACATCAATCGGTATTTGTTGGAATGATATATTTGGACGGGTTGCATCAATAACCTGTTTTGTTAATTCAGTTGTGTTGCCGGTAATACCGAAGTTTTCCAATGTTACACGGAAACGGTATTGTAGTTTCGGCATTAGCAGACCCTGACTGCTTGCACTAGTATCGTTTGCTAACGGTACTGTTAAATTTAATAGAGTTGAGATTGCCATCTATGTTTCTCCTTATCACATGTATTTATCATTTGTAGGGGGATTTTATTTTCCCCCTACTTTAATGACTTATAACCCTGCGATTTCTCCTGTGTTTTTGATACGCAATGGAATGTAAATAAACTCAACTGCTTTGACTGGTTCAATAGCAATATCTACATATAGTTCATTTCGATCAATTCTCGCTGGTGTGTTGTTTGATTCGTCACACACAACTAAGAAGTCATATAGAGCTCTTAGTCCCACTAGTTCAACCATTAAACTTTCTACTTGTGCTCTGATTTCATCACGTGTGATTTTATCATTTGGTTCAAATAGATATGGTTTTGTTAACTGATTCAGCTGACTACGTAAGTATACTACAAGTCTTGCAACGTTAACTCTATCAAGAGCACTTGCATTTCTTGCACGAGTTTTTTGTCCAAATACAACTAGCCCTGCACCTGTTAAGAATGTAATAGGGTTAACGTTGTTTTGATACAATGTATCTCTTTGACCTTCGTTTAGTGCTGCTGCAACAAACTCGCCTTCGCCGTTGATGTAACCTGTTGAAGTTGCATTTGTAACTCCACCTCGTCTTGTACCTGCTGGTGCAAACCATGGATACGCAACTTGGTCATTTAGTGCGAAAGTACGTAGTACCATATGACTTGGCGGAACAACTACATTGTTGCCTGCATTGTCACTAGTAAAGCCACTTGGATAATAAACACCCATGTACTCATCTCTACTTACAAGTCCGTCATCGTTATCTTCAACAACTGTGTTAACGTTGGTTGCCCATTCGTTAAGCGAAGTTGCATCTGGTGTTAAACGGAATGGTGAATCACCAATAACAAATGCTGTTAAGCCTCTGTCATAGTTTAGTGTAATCATTTCTCCGATTAGCTCTGGATAACCTGGTGTTGCCATCAAGTTAAAGATACGTGATTCGTTGTCGCGAATGTCTTGGTTTTCGTTTAGCATTGCTTGTAGTTTTTGTACTACAACTTTACGCTGTGCCTTACGTCCAAAACTACCTGAGCCATCTGCTTCATTAGCTGATTCAGTAACCCAACGATGCGGATAATATGCTGACATTGACTGGTCACCAAAACGTTCATTGACTGCTGCCAAGTCTACATAGTTACGTTCAAAACGCTTGACGTTAAATCCGCTTCTACGTAAGTTCCATAGTATCATTCCTTTTGGATATAGTGCTGGATCTGGACAATCTGCATCAACATAGTTACTAACAATCATATTAGCAATAGTTCCTGCTGTGCCACTGTTTGCGCCTGCTGTGTTATAACGTGCATCTGCAAATAGTACACCGTTTTCAGTTGTTTGGTCGGTTGTATCTAGTTCAACCCAACTGTTTAGTGTATTGTTCCAGCGATAGATTCTTGGGAAGTTTTCAAGATCTGCTGTACTAATCCAAATATCACCTGTTACTAGATCTCCGCCATCTGAACGATCACCATTAACTGGCTCAGTTGCAGCAACAATCGGTCCTGCTGGATCTGGTGCGTTTGCAGGTGTAACATCATAATATGGCGAATCACTATTCAAGTATCCAACCCACTTGCTTCCATCATGTACCATGATATCAACTTCGTCAACAACACTGCTATACCATAGAGCGCCGTCTGCTGCAAGAGCAGTTGGTGCATTGTTACTTGCTGTATAAGTTAGTTCTTTCCAAAGTGTTGCAATATATGCACCTGACAACCCATTTGGTGAATCATAAAAGTTTACAGTTCCTGATTTTGTTGAGTAGTTCCAAGCAGTAAATGCGTCAACTAATGGTGTGTTTGCACCATCTACAAATCTAATGTCTCCGCCTATTGCATGTGTTATTACAACTCTATTGCTTGAATCGACACTAGCAGTAACATTAGTTAAACCTGCTGTATTAATAGCTGCTGCCATTAAATCTGCATCAGTTGTAGCACCTGTTGCACTAAATGAAATAGTTACTGGTGTACTTAATCCTGGAATTCCTTTTACTGTTTCACTAATAGTAAAATCATTAGCACCTACTGTAAATGTTGAAGATGGTGAGCCAGTAACAACCGAACTAGTAATAGTTGTTGCGCCATTAGCATTACGCTTGTACAAAGTAAAGTTGGCTAAGTTTGTTGCTGATTCTGTAACATTTGCCATTGCATAAACATTAAGCGATGTTAGATTGGCTCCGCCACCTGTTTTATCTAGGCCAAGCAATGCTGCTGAGTTTGAAGTATAAATCGGTGTGCTTACTGCATCCCATAGTTCAGTTGAACCGTTCCATACTTTTGTTTTCCAATCTGCACCACTGTTTGGTGTAGTTGTTTTAACCCATACACTTCCTGTTGGACGTTTGGTTGCTAAATCT